AAGGACCCATAGGGAACTACCCAAAACGTGGTGTCACTTACTTTCAGAAAGTTTTGAAACATGAGCAAGCCAAAAGACACCACCCCCCTCAAGGGGTACGAAGCAGTCAAGGAACGTGCTCGCGACCGGGCGGCGGAACTCGCCCGGACTGGCCGCGACATTGGGGAACTTCCCAAGGTTGTGAACCCCGACCTTCGCGAGGCGTGCCGTCTGGACCTGCGGCTGTTTCTGGAGTCGTACTTCGCCGACCGCTTCCGCCTGGCATGGTCACTCGACCACCTGCGGGCGATCGCCAAGATCCAGACCACGGCGATCGACGGCGGGCTGTTCGCTCTGGCGATGCCCCGCGGCTCAGGCAAGACATCGCTGCTGGAAGCCGCAACCGTGTGGGTGCTGGTCTACGGGCATCGGTCGTTCGTCGTGCTCGTGGGCGCTGACGCGGGCTCGGCGACGAACTCGCTGGAGTCGATCAAGTCGGCACTGGAAACGAACGACACGCTCGCCGGCGACTTCCCCGAGGTGTGCCACCCGATCCGCGCCTTGGAGCGAATCGCCCAGCGGGCCAAGGGCCAACTCTTCGAAGGCTCGCCGACGCACATCGGATGGACTGGCGACGCGATCGTTCTGCCCACGATCCCGGGCGCGAAGTCGAGCGGAGCGACGGTTCGCGTCGCGGGGATCACCGGACGCATCCGCGGCATGAAGCACACGCGGGCGGACGGCACGAGCATCCGCCCCGACTGCGTTCTCATCGACGACCCGCAGACCGAGGAATCGGCACGCTCGGTGACGCAGTGCCGTGACCGGATCAAGACGATCAACGGCGCGATTTTGGGCCTCGCCGGTCCCGGGCAATCCATCGCCGGGTTCGCCGCGGTGACGGTCATCGAACGTGGCGACGCCGCGGACCAGGTGCTCGACCCGAAGACGTCGCCCCAATGGAAGGGCGAGCGGATGAAGCTCATCTACTCGTGGCCCGATCGTGAGGATCTGTGGCGGCTGTACTGTGACCTCCGCCGCGAGGACGTCGCCGAGTCGCCGTGCGGGACTCGAGCGCGTGACCACTACGCCAAGCACCGCGAGGCGATGGACGCCGGCGCGGTGGTCGCGTGGCCGGAGCGGAAACTCGAAGACGACCTGTCGGCGATTCAGCACGCGTACAACCTGCGCGTCGAGCGTGGCGAGGATGCGTTCCAGTCGGAGTTCCAGAACGACCCGATCGACCACGAGGCCGAGAACACCGACACGCTCAAGCCGGCGGAACTCAAGACGCGACTCTCGGGGCTTGACGTCGCGGTGATGCCGCTCTCGACGACCAGGCTTACGGCGATGGTCGACGTGCAGGAGGAATCGCTGTGGTACGCCGTGTGCGCATGGGGTGAAGACTTCTCGGGCTCGGTCATCGCCTACGGCACTTGGCCCGCACAGACGGATCGGTACTACACCCTCCGCGACATGCGCGAGACGCTGAGCCGCAAGTATCCCGGCATGGGGCTTGAGGCCCGACTCCGATCGGGGCTCATCGAACTCACCGACGACCTGTGCTCGCGTGCGTGGCGGCGCGAGGACGGGCTCGAAGCTCGCATCGCCCGCTGCCTGATCGATGCCCAGTGGGGCATCTCGACCGACGTTGTGCACGAGGTGTGCCGCGTGAGCACACACGCATCGGTGCTCACGCCGCGAGCGGGGCGTGGCATCAAGGCGAGTGACGCACCGATCGAGCGGTGGGCGGTGAAGGTGGGCGAGCGCCGCGGGCCGGGGTGGATCATCACGGGCGGACAGAAGCGGGGCACCGCGCCGGTGATGATGGACACCAACTTCTGGAAGACGTTCGTCGCCGCACGGATGCGGACGGCGATCGGTGACCGCGGGGCGTTGTCGTTCTTCGGGCGGCTCGGTGCACAGGCCACCCTGCACGACATGCTCGTCGACCACATCTGCTCGGAGCGCCCAACCCGCGTGGAGGCGAAGGGTCGCGTCGTTGATGAGTGGTCAAGCCCGGTTGCCGGTCGCGACAATCACTGGTGGGACTGCGTTGTGGGGTGCGCGACCGCGGCGAGTATCGAAGGTGTGCGGTTGTTCGACCAGACGGGCGGGGTTGTCGAAGTCCGCCAGCGTGTGAAGTTCTCCGAACGCATGAACAGGAGCCGGAAATGAACAGGGAAGTTCCGAAGGTGCTGCCGACCGTGCTTGTGCCGGTGGCGAAACTCACGCCCGCGACGTTGCCGGCGGCATCGCCACCGCCGCCGAAGCCCGACGAACGCGAGGGTGTGCACTGCCGCAAGTGTGGGTGTGACCACTGCCCGGCGGTGTTCACGGTCAAGGGTCGCGACCGGCTCGGCGCGTTCACACGCCGACAGCGACGATGCCACCACTGCGGGCATAAGTTCTCGACGAAGGAGCGGATGGGCTGATCGTGCCGAGTGGACCCCGTGACCCCGAGAGGAGCCCGAGCATGAAGCCGACGCCGAAGGAACAGGCCGAGCGTGAGCGTAACTGGTGCATCGTGTGCCGCATGATGCGGGTCCGCAAGATTGACCTTGAGACCGCGATGACGCACACGGTCTACCGCTGCCACAAGTCCGACAGGCTGTGCCGCGGGCTTGACCTCTACTCGTGGGAGGTCACGTTCCCAAAGGTGTTCCCAAAGTGAGCGGCCCAGGGGTTCCCCGAGATATTCGGCAAGGGGCTTGACATATGTAGCGGTGGCGCTACACTCTATGCATGAACACCACCGCCAAGAACATTCAGACCACCCTCGGCCTCAAGTATTGCCCCGATGCGTTCCGCTCCCTGCGGCTGGCGACCTTGTGTGCCGCTCGCAGCCGCGCCGGAGCGGTGATGCTCGGTGAGCACGGCACCTACTACGTCGTCTGCCTTGCTGACGCGGCGAAGATGGAGGCCGCCGGGTACGAGTGGGCCAAGTGACCACCACCCCACCACCCACCCCCTCCCTCCGAGACCAACTCACCCCGCTCATCCGCGCCAAGGGCATCTCACAGACCGCCCGCGAGTCGGGCGTGCATCGTGTGTCGCTTCACCATTGGCTCGCCGGTCGTCGCGAACTCCCGATGCGCGACCTCGAAGCCCTCGCCCGCGCCGTCGGGCTCAGGCTTCAGCACTCCATAAAGCTCACACGCTGACCGCTCTCGCGCTTAGGCCCTAAGACAAACACAACGCCAGCCCCATCTCGGGCTGGCGTTGTTGCTTTCGCTGCGATAGAACCTGATCGACGAACCCTCACCGGAGTCGATCATGGCACGCAACGGATTCTCGCAGGCGATCAGCACTACACCGACCGTCGTCTTCGACCACGTCACCGATGGTGGGCGTGCGCGATCGTTCTACGTCGAGTGCGCCGTGACCAGTGCCGCGAACCTGCTGGTGACCATCCCTGAACTTCACGGCGCGGAGGCGGCGACGCTTCGCCCCGGCCAAGGGCTCACGTTCACGGCCAACCGCGAACTCGGATCGACGCGCATCCCGGGCATCGGCTCGATGACGCTCGCCGGCAGCGGCGGAACCGCGACCGCCACATGGATTCTCAACGGCAAGTAAGGAGCGAGCATGGGGTATCTGACCAGCCGATTTGGTGCCCTGCCCGCGCCCGGCACTCCGGCCGAGATTGAATGGGTCGACCGCGCATACTCGCACCTGCTGGCCGAGTGCCCCGTCGCACGCGCGACGACGTACTACGTGCAGCAAGATGCGAACGGATCGGCGACGGGTGCGATCAGTAGTGTCGCCCGCGACGGGCTGACCATCGCCACCGCGATGGGCGTTCGTCACACGAAGGATCTCAACACCCTGCTCGCGTCGATCGTGACCGCCCCGAACATCGCCGTGCTGTTCCGTCGCGGCGACATCTTCTGCTGCGACTCGGCAGACCCGACCAACTCACAAGTCAACCTTCCCGCGTTCGCCAACGTCACGCTCGGTGCCTATCGCGGCTCAGCCAACGCAGGCGCTGACGACGTCGGGAGCCTGTGGCGACTGCCTCAGTTCCGCGGCACGCTGGCCCCGTTCTCGGGCTCGTGGACCGTGAGCAACACGCTCGGCGGTGCTTACGCCGGGTACAGCGCCAACCTGTTCCACCGCGCGGTGTCGCAGACCGTGTATCACGTTCTGTTCAGCGAGGACGACCAGGTAGACGGCGCGGCGTTCGGCTTTGGAACTCGCACGATCCGGTGGTACGGGCGGCTCGGCACGGGCACATCACCGACGATCACCGCGGCGCTCACCTCGATGGACGCGATCGACGAGGACGCGGCGGTCTACGACACGACGAACGCGAGGCTCCACGTTCGTAGCCGATCGGCTCGCACGGCGACGTTCAACACGGCGAGCCGCATTGAGGCGGTTATCAGCAACACGCGCGGCATCAGCATCCCTAACATCACCGGCTGGCGCATTGACTCGCTGGCCGTAAACGGCTGGGGGATGAACTCCGACGTCGGTGTCAGCCAGGCGTACTGCATCCACGGCACGCACAAGGATCAGAACTTCGGGGCGGTGACGAACTGCGTCATCGGCTACTCAGGCCACCACGCCTACGGGCAACTCGTCACCACGGATGGCGACGCCGGGGGCACAACGCTGTTCTCTGGCAACGTGTGCGGGTTCACGCAGGGCGACAACAGCGGCAACTCTACAACCGCCGTCGCGTACGCACAGGCCGGGCTCAACGAGGTGTTGTACGTCGGCGAGCGTCTGGTCTACGGCAACCTCAAAAGCATCAACCTCGGCACCAATAGCACCGGCACCGGCACGACGACCGCGCCCCGCGGCGTTTGCGATGGCTGGTACGCCCACGCCGGCGCGAGCCGTCCCGCCCCCGACCTGTGCATCCTGTTCCGCTGCACGATCGACCGCGCCGCGATGCTGGACGGTGGATCGAACGTCGCCCTCGGCGGCGCTGACGGTCGCGGCGACGGGCAGACTCGCCCGAACGCCGAACTCGTGACGTCGTGGAACAAGTCGCGACTGATCCAGTGCCGACAGCCGCAGGGCACGCTCAGCGCGTTCAGCGCGAAACTGGACACTGCGTACGTGTCGTGCGACATTCGCGCGACGTTCCCGATCAGCGGAACCATCGCCGTGAGTCTTGCGAGCAGCAACCACAACATGTTGTTCGAGTCCACCTACCTCGAATGGGACGTGACGAACCGCGCGACGACCAGCACGACCTACCTTGACATTTTCACCTGCAACACTGGATCGTCGCCGTTCCTTGGGTTCGTCAGCTCGCACGTTCACATCGTCCAGCAGCCCAACCAGCAGGTCGGCGTGTGCAACCGGTTCCGCACCTTGGACGGGTTCCAGACGTGCATCGGCATCAACAGCGTGTTCACGACCAGTGCCCTGCCCTCGGTCAGTGGCACCGACAAGTCGCTCGTCGCATTGCCGAACCGCACGCCGGTTGTCGGCGGCACGGGCGGGATGCGGGGGTGCGCGTTCTACGGGTTCCGCGAGGTGACGCGCACGACGACCCCTAACACGAACGAATCGTGGGGCTACTCGGCATCCGCATCGCCGACCACGCTCGGTGCTCCGCTGATTTATTCCGCGGTCCCAGCGTCAACGCCGCACATCGACTGGATGACCGCACAAGTTGACATCGACGGACGACCACTGGCCGCGCCGATCGTCGGCCCGTCGCCAGCATCGACGCTGCCGCGAGTGAACACGATCACCGGCTCGTCACCTCCCATCTTGTGAGCAACGAATGCGCGACACCAGGGCCTGGCGTCCGAAGAACAAAACCGAGTGGGAAGACGCACCGCCGCCGGGGCGGTGGACAATCGTCATCTCCGACACGCACTGCGGCTCGTCGATGGGCCTGCTCCCGCCGGAGTTCGAGTCGCCCGAGACTGGACCTATCGGGCAGAACGACTTTCAGAAGTGGCTGTGGAAGCAATGGTCGGACCTGTGGGCGTACGTTCACGCACTGCCCGGCACGCACGATGTGATCGTCAACGGCGACGCGATCGAGGGGTTCCATCACCGCGCCACGCAGATCAACGGCACGACCGTTGCCGATCACGTTCAGATGTTCATGGAGACGTTCGACCCGATCGCCAAAGAGGCGAACCGGCTCTGGTTCATCCGCGGAACTGAGGCACACACCGGGGCCGCGAGTGAGGATGGGCTCGCCAAGCACTACCGGGCGTGCAGCGCGACGCGAGAGAAGTTGCTCGCGTCCGATCGTCTGATGCTCACGCAAGCCGACGTCCCGTGTGCGTTTTCACACCACATGCCGACGACGAGCCGCGAATGGCTCAAGGCCACACCGCTCGGGACGGCACTCGCTCAGTATCAACTCGCCCGCGCCCGCGCCGGGCACAAGCCCACGCGGCTTCTCGGGCTTGCTCACTCGCACGTCTGCCGCGTCTATCGCGATGAGAGTGCCGGCCCGGCGATCGCGTTCGTCACGCCCGCATGGCAAGGCCCGACGCGATACACGCACCGTTTGATGATTCCGGGCGAGGTGCAGGTCGGCGCGATCATCATCGACTGGGGAAGCCGCGACGACAGCGGGCTCCCGACCGTGACACCGTGGACCCGGAGGCTCAGCACGTGAGGACCACCCCATGCAGCACGGATGGTCGCTCTGGGCTTTCGTCCCTGACTGGATCATCCCCGCGCCCGAGCCCCAGCCCGAAGAAGACGAGCCCCCGCCTTGAGGCCAAAGCTGTCACATTCATCATCGCCGCCGATCGCACGGTGCGAGAACTGGCACTCGACGTGCTCGACGAAGAGACACCGATGACCGCGTTCAGCATCTCACTTCACACGCACACCACGCACCGATCGGTGAGCATGGCCCTCAGCGATCTCATCCGGTCGGGACAGGTCCGCCGCGTGAAGTTTCGCGAGGATCGCCCGGGCTCGGCATGGCAAATCGGATACCTGCGCTTACCCCCTGAGAGCATTGCACCGCGGGGCATGATTATCCGTTGACGCGCACTCAGACATTCGCAACACTATTCACAATGGCAACGACCGACGACATCAAGGACAAGATCGCGACGAACGCCGCCAGCGGTGTGCAGTCCGCGTCCGGTGACGAGGGCAGCGTCACCCGCATGTCGGTCACTCAACTTGTCGAGGCGTTCCGGTTCCTTGCCGGGCAGACCGTGTCCGCCAACCCGTTCAAGTGTCTCAAGCGCCGCACGGTCGAGAACAAGGGGATGACGCACTCGTGACCGTCGCGACCTCCATCTCGCTCCCGGCGTGGGCCGGAACCGACACCCCGGCACCGCAGGCCAAGGCTGGCCGTCGCGTGTCGGCGGTTCGCTACGAGATCGCGCAGGGCACCCCCGAGAATCGCAACCATTGGGCCGGCGCTGACACGCTCTCGCCGACCGCTTCCCTGTCTTTCAACGTGCGCGACCTGGCACGCCGCCGCGCCCGATACGAGGTCGGTAACTCGTCGGTGCTGCGCGGCATGATCGAGTCGTTGTGCGAAGATGTGATCGGCACCGGGCCGCGGCTCCAGATCCTCACAACCTCACCCGATCAGCGAGCCGCGGCCCGGCGTCTTGAGATGTTCTGGAAGCGATGGGTCATCGCGACCAAACTGAATGAAAAACTCCGCTGCGCCTACAAGGCGTGGAAGGTTGACGGCGAAGCGTTCCTGTTGTTCACGAACAACCCACGCTCGCCGCACCCCGTGAAGCTCGACGTCCGCCTCGTCGAGTCCGACCAGGTCGAGCACCCGCAGAACTTCGACGAGTCCCCGACCCGCAACTCCGGTCTGGAGTTCGACGAGTGGGGCAACGTCACGAAGTACTACGTGCTCAAGTGGCATCCGGGCGACAAGTTCATGGGTGCGAATCCGCTCGACGCCGACAAGATCGACGCGGGCAAGATGCTCCACATCTTCCGCATGGATCGCCCCGGACAGGTCCGCGGCTTCTCTGAAGTCGCGACCATGCTCGGGCTGATGGCCGCGCGCCGCCGGTACACGAAGGCGACGGTCACCGCCGCCGAGACTGTCGCCAGCATGGCCGCGGTGCTTGAGACGGACACCGCGCCGAACGGCACTGAAGACGGTGAGCCCGGCGATACCTTCGACCTGCCCTCCGGCCAGATCGTCACGCTTCCGGGCGGATGGCACCTGAAGCAGGTCGACGCGAAGCAGCCCACGGCGACGCACTCGGAGTTCAGCAACAACCTTCTCCGCGAGGGTGCTCGATGCTTGCTCATGCCGATGGCTCACGCGAGCGGCGACGCGAGCGGTTACAACTACTCGAGCGCCCGATTCGATCACATGCGGTATGGCCAGCACGTCAACGTGGAGCGTGAACGCTTCAACGAGATGGTGCTCGCCCCGATGTTCGTTGAGTTCATGCGCGAGGCCATGCTTCTGTCGTCACTGTGGGGCGGTGGCCCGGCGCAGTTCCCGCTCGTGTTCCGCACGCAGGACGTGCCGTACGCATGGGGCTGGAACAAGTTTGCGGCGCTCGACCCAGAGAAGGAAGCCAAGGCCCAGGGCGAACGGCTCCGCAACGGCACGGCACTTCTGAGCGACGAACTCAACAGCGACCGCGACATCGACGACCACCTTCTGATGATGAAGGAGCAGATGCTCCGCGTCGGCGAGACGGGCTTCACGCCGCAGTGGATGGTCGCCCCGTACGCCAACGTCACGCAGCCCGCGGCTGATCCGACCGACACACAGGAGCCTCAGCAGTGAGCAACAGTCGACGCAACCAGAATCGCCCCGCCGAGATCAAGTCGATCCGCACCAGCACGGGCGGATTGTCGATCGTTGCGATGGACGGCGACAAGCCCTCCGGCGCACGCAAGATCAAGATGGCGCTCTACACCGGCGAGCCGATCCGCCAGTACTCGTGGTCCGACCCGGTCATCATCGACCTCAACGGTGTGAAGTTCACCGACAAGCCCCGCCCAGTGCTGTTCAATCACAGCACCGACATCGACTCCATCGCGGGAATGACCGACTCGATCCGCGTCGATGCAACGGGCGTGCATGTTGAGGCCACACTCAACGGCGCTCCCGACCTCGTCGCCAAGATCAGCGCGATGATCGACGCCGGGTATCAGTTTCAATCGAGCATCGGCGCTGACGTGACCCGCGAGGAATACGTCAAGGCCGGTGCAAACGTCACCGTCAACGGCCGCGAGATGACCGGCCCGTTGTACGTGGCCCGCGAAGTCCAACTCAGTGAAGCATCCATCGTCGCCCTTGGGGCTGACGACAACACGAACACACTCGCCGCCATGCGTGCGGCAAACAAGGAGAACCGCATGCCCGACGACGTGAAGACCGCCGACGCCCCAATCGCCGAACCGTCCGCCACCATCACCGCTTCCAACGATGCCGCGATCAAGGCACGCCGCGAGGCTGAGGCCGCCGAGTACCGCCGCATCGCCGCGGTGAGCGAGAAGGCCAAGGGTCACCCGGCGATCGTTGCCGACGCGATCGAGAACGGCTGGAGCCCCGAGCAGACCGAGCTCGCCGTGCTCCGCGCCGAGCGTGCGAAGGCCCCGGCCGGTCGCGTGCATCGCGACGACGGCGACGAGGCGAAGGTGATCGAGGCCAATCTCGCGTTCAACGCGATGAACGGCTCGCCGAACCGCGAAAAGACCATGCTCAAGGCGTACGGCGAGAAGACCCTCGAAGCCGCCGAGAAGCGTGGCACGATGGGCCTCCGCGACATCGTCGCCGCGTTCCTTCGCGCCAACTTT